GAAGAGCTTCAACCTGTGTTCGTTCCTAACCCCGGTCCGCAGACACAATTCTTTGCGGCCTCGGAAATGGAAGTCCTATATGGTGGCTCGGCCGGTGGTGGCAAGTCTTACGCCCTTATTGCCGATCCTATGAGGTTCTTCGACAACCCTAATTTTAATGGTCTGATCCTTCGTCGAACTAACGACGAATTACGTGAACTAATCTGGAAGTCCCAAGAGCTCTATCGACAGATATGGCCTAAGGCCGTCTTCCATCAACAGAAGTCCTCTTGGACATTCCCGTCGGGTTCTCATCTTTGGTTCACCTATTTGGAGCGTGACGAGGACGTCATGCGATATCAGGGACAGGCATTTACATACATTGGCTTTGACGAACTGACTCAGCACCCGACGCAATTCGCTTGGGACTACCTGAGGTCTCGTCTAAGAACTACCGACCCTACGTTGCCTCTCTACATGAGAGCTACTACCAACCCCGGTGGTCCGGGACACGGTTGGGTCAAGAGAATGTTTGTCGATCCTGCTCCACCCGGTTCGTCGTTTCCTGCAACGGACATCGATACTGGTGAGGAACTACGCTATCCTAAGGGACACGCGAAGGAAGGACAGCCTCTCTTCTACAGGAAGTTCATCCAAGCACGGTTGTCCGACAACCCATACCTCTACAACGACGGTCGCTACGAAGCTTCACTGATGTCTCTACAAGAGAACCAGCGGAGACGTCTCCTAGAAGGAGATTGGAGTGTGGCTGACGGTGCGGCATTTTCAGAATTCCGGACGTCTGTCCATACGTGTGAGCCTTTCGAGATACCTGACCACTGGTTACGCTTCCGGTCATGCGACTACGGTTACTCAGAACGTCAGGCAACGGCTGTCCATTGGTATGCCGTCGAACCTCACACGGGTATTTTGTATGTCTACCGTGAACTATATATCAACAAGCACACCGGTATCGAGCTTGCTCGACGTGTCTTAGAGTTGGAAAAGGGTGAGAAAATCGCCTACGGCGTCCTTGACTCGTCTGTTTGGGCCAATAGAGGCCAGAATGGACCGTCGATTGCCGAGGAAATGATCCAAAACGGGTGCCGTTGGAGGATGTCCGACAGAACTCCGGGGTCTCGTATCAACTCCAAGAACCGACTCCATGAACTTTTACGTGTTGACAAGGTAAACGGCAAACCCGGTATTATCTTTTTCAATACTTGTCGGCATATCATTGCTACTCTCCCGATCATTCCGAGTGATAAAGACTCAGATGATATCGATCCGAAGTACCCAGACGACCATGCTTACGACTCCATCCGCTACGGAATTCAAACTAGACCACAAAATGCGTCGGATTGGTTCTCTAAACCTCAAATAGTACAGTCTTACCGACCGGCTTCACTCAGATTTGGATACTAATATATGCCAATTGCAGACGGAAATAACGCTTCTACTGAAATGCCGGTTCCTAGCAACCCCAACGTCCTCACTCTAGAGGAACCAAAGGATACTGAAGCCGCCAAGAATGAGAACCAACAGCTAAATGCCCTAGTCGCTTACGTCAAAGGCAAGATGAAACGGTCGGAAGACCAGCGTCGTTGGGACGAACAGCGGTGGTTGCTGGCTTACCACAACTACAGAGGTCTCTATGGGCCTGATGTTCAGTTCACTGACGAGGAAAAGTCTCAGGCGTTCATGAAGATCACCAAGACTAAGGTCCTCGCGGCTTATAATAAGATTGTTCAGGTCCTTTTTGCCAACAATCAGTTTCCCATCGGGGTTGAACCTACTAATAACCCACAGGGAATTAAGGATGCAGTCCATTTTGATCCCAAGGCACCTGAAATGCCGGACGATCAGGATGAAGACGAGGGTCTACCCGGCACATTTACCCGTCAGGATATCTTTGATGAGGTCGGACCGCTAAAGAAAAATTTAAAACCTGTTTCTGACAAGCTTGAAGACGGTCCGGGACTGACTCCGACGTCCTATACTTGGGAACCTGCACGTATTGCAGCCGAGTTGATGACAAAGGCGATCCAAGATCAGCTTGAAGAGAGCAATGCAGACAAAGCCATTAGGCGTTTTGTCTTCGACTGCTCTCTCTTCGGTACTGGCATCTTCAAAGGCCCATTCATTCTTAACAAAGAGTACGCTCACTGGACTGAAGATGGTACTTATGCTCCCATCGAACGTTTGATTCCCGACGTCTCTCATGTCTCTATCTGGGATATGTATCCCGATCCTGATGCAAGGAATATGGAAGAGTGTGAGTTCGTCATTCAACGCCATAAGATGTCTCGATCTGAACTTCGGAAGCTTACTTCGCGCCCCGGTTTTAGAAAAGAGAGTATCGAGGCAGCTATTGCCGACGGCACTCACTATATGTTCAAATATTGGGAGAACGATCTTAAGGATAACCTCATTGTCGATCAGGTTGATCGGTATGAAGTCCTAGAGTATTGGGGCCTCCTTGACAAACAGATTGCCGAAGAACATGGTATTGACATCCCAGAGGCATTCAAGGACCGTAATGAAGTCCAAGTGAATATCTGGATTGCTAACAACCAAATCCTTCGTCTCGTACTAAACCAATTTACTCCTGCTCGTATCCCCTACTATGCTTGTCCGTTCGAACTGAACCCCTATTCGTTCTTCGGTGTCGGCATTGCAGAGAACATGGAAGACACCCAGCTCATCATGAACGGGTTTATGCGACTCGCCATTGACAATGCTGCTCTTTCTTCTAACATCATCTTCGAACTCGATGAGACGTTACTGTCTCCCGGACAGGACATGAAGCTCTACCCCGGAAAAATCTTCCGGCGTCAGGGTGGTCAGCCGGGTCAGACTCTCTTTGCTACTAAGTTTCCTAACGTCACTCAGGAGTGTATGCTTCTATTTGACAAGGCACGCCAGTTGGCCGATGAAGCCACAGGTATGCCTTCGTATGCCCACGGCATCTCTGGTATCCAGAGTACAGGTCGTACGGCTTCGGGTATGTCTATGCTTATGGGTGCTGCCGATGAGAACATCAAAGGCGTCCTAAGGAACGTCGATGACTATCTACTAGTTCCACTAGGCAGGGCTCTCTTTGCTTTCAACATGCAGTTCAACTTCGATAAGAAGTTTATTGGTGATGTTGAAGTCGTAGCAAGAGGTACTGAAGCTCTTCTTCGTAACGAAGTTCGTGGACAGAAACTCCTACAATTCATGCAGATCGCAAGCAATCCGATGGATGCTCCGTTCATCAAGCGTGACTATCTCCTACGTGAGCTTGCTAAAACGCTGGACCTCGATCCAGACAAGATGGTCAACGACCCTCGTGAGGCAGGCGTCCAAGCCTTCATCATGGGCCAGATGAACCAAGCACAAGGTATCCAACCTCAAGGTCAAGGCGGTCAGGGTGGTTCAAATGCAGCGGGTGCTCCTTCTCCATCTGATCCGACTGGTACTGGTGGCGGTAATATTGCTCCCGGTAACGCTCCTGCCCCTCAGACGACAGGGAACACGGGTTCAGGTGGTGGCTCTTCCAACGCTGCTGCTGCAAACGGTGGTTCGATTAAGCAATGATAAGTAAAACTCTTTCTCGTAATCTACTACAAGGATTTACTCAGCCAGTCCTCAATGACTTTCATGAGTACGTCGATGAAGAAATCAATGAACTCCGTAAGTCATTCGACTTCGCGGACACAATTGAGAAAGTAAAATTCATTCAAGGTCAGATCGCGGCTCTTAAGAAAGTCAAGAACATTCGAAAAGACGCCCAAGCAATCGCTGAAGGAAATTATTAATGACGGCAAGTTCTGGACCACAGCCTCTCGCTATTAGACGCCTAGTCCGGGACTCAGCCGGCAACACAAGGATAATGTTGGTTGATGCCTACACGTATCAGCCAGTTACTGATCCTACTGGTTATAAAGTCGTAGACGTACAAGATGTTCCTGAACAGGTTCCGTCTGTCTCGACCCCCGATGCAGAAAAACCTGTCGCCAAACCCAAAGATACACAGGTCGCGGATGAACGAGGGGGTTCTGAGTTTGCGGGTTCTCTAGGAAGAGACGCCAACCAATCTCCGGGCTTCAACAATCCTTCTAGGAACGTTTCCACTTCTACACCTTCAAGAGCACATCCGGGTGCATTCCCCTCTGCTCCTTCATCTAATACAGGTCCTACGACTAGAGCCCCTGCTCCACCTTCGGCTCCCTCTGCTCCTGCTCCTTCAACGCCTTCTGCACCCTCGCAGTCTAACAATCCTCCGGGTTATTCACAACCAAGTTTCGGTGGAACACAAGATGCCGCTTCCACCCCATCTGCCCCTGCTTCATCAACTTCGGGTATGGCTCCTACCGGCCCGAACGACATGAACAACAACGGTGCCTATGGTGCCGATACGGGATACGGATGGGGTGGGACGAACTCTACAAGCAATTGGGGTGGTTACGGTTCAGCCTCACCATCCAGTACTCCTGCCTCTTCTGTGTCTGGACAAGGTTTTGGAACACCGGCTGGAATGAGTAATACTGTCGATGGTTCATCCTTCGGCGGTTACTCTTCACAGTCTGGTAATAACAACGGACGAGGTGCCAATGCTTATTTCAGTAATTCTGGTCCTGCTATTGGTAACGAACCTTCTTCTCCAAGTCCATCACAATCCAGTTACGGAAGTATGTATGGTAACGGTGTAGGTTATGGTGGTGGTTATAACCCGAGTAATACAATATCTGATGCTGGTACTCCACAGAGCGCCTCTGAAAGAGCAGCCGTAGACCCTTCTCAGAACTCTCCTGCATCTAATGCTGCGCGAGGTATGGTGGCTAGAACACCGGCGGAAAAGTCACAAATTGGTTTGGCAATTGCCGGTGAAGTCACTGGTAAGACATTGGCTGATTTGTCCTCTCCTGATCCAGATACTAGAAATGCTGCAAGACAACAAGTTGCTGATATCCAAGCGACAATGGAAAATAGGGCAGCTTTCAATACGATTGACCAATCAGTCGTTCCCGGACAATACGACTCACTCGACACCGGTAAAAATCTACAGACTAGTAAGAATAATTTTGCCAAGTACAACGCTGCACTTATGCAGACGGTAGATGACTTCTATACTGGACAGAACGTGCCGACCAACTATGGTGTCACTAACTACGCAAATACAAAACCTTTCCCCGGATATACACCACCCGGTTGGTTGAGTAAACTTCAAAATCCTGCTGTCGTAGGGCCTTTTACCTTCGGTACTGATCCTATGTACGGGAATGTTGCTAACATGAACCAACTAGCACAAGCAAACTATTCTGCCACGATGGCTGATAATAACTATGCTGGTGGTTACGCTGCCTCTCATGACTATGGTCCTGATACAGGTTGGGGTTCTTTTGGAAATGGTGGGCAAGCCAAAGCTGGTTACAACAACGTCGGCGGGAATGCTGGATGGTCTGGTGTAGCTGGTCCTGACGCTGGTTGGGGAGGATTTGCTGGTGGCCCTGCTCCGGGTTCTGATGGGGGTTGGGGCAACGGTGGTTACTCATCCGGAGGTTACGGATCAGGGGGCTTTGGCTCTGACTCTTCAGGTGGAGGTTACTCAGGTAACGGAAACGGTAGAGGTTCCTCGGGCTCTGGTTATGGTGGGTCTGGTGACTCAGGTTTCGGTGGAGGTGGCGGTTATTCTTCCAACTCTGGAAACGGTAACGGACGTGGCCCTTCTGGTTCCGGTTACGGTGGTGGAGGCTATGGCGGTCAATCAGACTCCGGTGGCTACGGCGGAAATGGTGATGCCGGCTATGGTGGTGATGGAAGTGACAACGGTGGTTATGGCGGCGGCGGGTATGGCGGTGAAAACGGCGATACTGGTGGCGGTGGTGCCGGTACTAGAAGTAATGGTAACGGAGGTTATGGTGGTCTATGACGACACAATCTAAAAATCCAGTCATCAATGCCATCAATAACGTTCCGTCTCCTACTGCCAAAATGGCTCGGAAGGTTTTACAGAAACAACCTGATGGTTCTACAAAGATCGTACTAGTAGACGCCAATACGGGTGTACCTCTGGCAAACCCGACTGGTTACACGATAGAAGACCAAGGTTCCTACATTCAGAGTTTAGATAATCTGGGGTTAAACCCTAAGAAGGATAATACCCCACCTAAACCTACAACGGCACAGAAAGTAATAAATCCCAACTCATTCGGTGGTAATGGGATGAGGGGTGCTGATGGTGGGGTTGGTGGTGACACGGCTGCTGGTCGTGCAATGGCTAGAAATGCCAGCAACAACTTCGGCTATTACTCTAAACCAGATTTGATGTCCTATGCTTCATACGCTCCGGGCATGATTGGGTTGGCTGCAAAAGCCGCTAACCTCGGTGTCAACCTAAACAACATGAATGCCGTTTCGTCTGCAAGAGCAATGATGGGTCTTCCCCCAAATCAATCATTCTTCGATAATGCTGGTGCCGCTCTGAACGGTAATCAAGGTCAGGTTGCTAACGTCAATATTGGTAACAATAGTTACCACGTTGGCTTTGAAGCTCTCTCACCTGCGGGACAGACAAACCTGACACCTACAGAGGCAGTAACAAGGGCTGCACTCGCCAATCAAAAAATCTCACTTACACCACCTGATCAACTGGCTGCCAATAATCAGGCGTTTAATAATCAGGATTACAGTCCGGCGCACACAACGATGTTAGGCCGGTTTAAGAATAGTGTCGCGTCATTTTTTGACAACATGTTCTCTCCATCGAACCCAACTTACGCATCACCAGATGCATTTCCTTCTGCTCCAGCTTCTACGAGTACGGTGGACAATATGTCCACTTCTTATGGTGGCTCATGGGCGGATGCCAACGCAGGAACTCGCCCCGGTACTTATGGTGGTGGAGGTGGTTCTAGTTGGAGTGATGGTGGTTCACATACTGCCGCCCCCGGCTCCGGTTCATACGGAAGTGGCGGCTTCGCTTCTAACGACAGTGGTGGAGGTTTCGGTTCATCCGGTTCTCCTAACGGACGTGGCCCCGGCACTGGTGGTGGAGGTGGATATTCTGCCGGTGGTGATACTTACTAAGGACTACCCTACCCCCTTCAATGGCTACTAGGCCCCTAAAAAGAAAAGAATAATGAATACTGTAAATAAATACCGTACCTTTGCTCGTGAAAAAGAACTCGAAGATGAAATCGAGGCAATTGAGAAATCCAATCAGGCTCCTGTAGAAGAAGACGTAGAACCAGAGACACCAGAAGAAAAGACGTTCAAGAAGCGTTATGGTGATCTCCGCTCACACCTTCAGAAGAAGGAAGACGACTGGAACAAAGAAAAGGCAGACCTACTCCGCCAGCTACAGGCTTCTACTACGAAGCAGATTGAGTTCCCCAAGTCCGAAGACGAAATCAAGGATTGGCTCGAACGTTTCCCTGATGTTGGTAAGATTGTACAGACGATTGCGATGAAGACGGCGGCTGACGCCAAGAAAGACATCGATGATCGACTGGCTGCCGTCGAGAAAAGAGAACGGGAGTCGGCTGAAAAAGCCGCATACAAACAGTTTATTGAAGCCCATTCAGATTTCCCTGAAATCCAACAGACTCAGGAATATCAGGATTGGCTCGAAAAACAGCCACGGTACATCTACGACGCTCTATACAGGAACAGTCTAGATGCATTAGCTGCAATTCGCGCTGTCGATTTGTACAAGGCTGATACTAAGAAGGTCACAAAGCCTGCAACCCGAGAGGTCGCTCCCTCGGCCCAAGCCGTACGTCCTTCACGCTCAGAAGCTCCTTCAACTGAAAGCGGTCTTAAGTGGACCGAAAGTAAAGTCCAGAAGCTGTCTTCACGAGACTACGATAAATTCTCTGATGAAATTGACGAAGCGGCTAAAAACCCTGCGTTTTATGACATCTCTGGCGCTGCTCGATAAGGCCCCGTAAGGCACCCTTTAAAGCATCGTAACACTATCTGCATAAAGAAAGAATACCTAAGACCTAGACCCTGATGGAATAACTCGCAACGTAGCTCGTTGTACATTACCCATCAGACACTCTGTGTGATTAGCCTCTTTGCTTTGGCTTGATTAGTTCACTTTTACTAACCAATTCAAACTAAGGATAATTAATTATGAGTGCTCCGTATACTTTCCCAACAGCGGCTAACTACAACAACCTACCCAATGGTGTATTCTCACCGACCCTCTTTTCGAAGAAGGCCCAGAAGGCTTTTCGTAAGACTGCCGTCGCGCAGGACATTACGAACTCGGAATACTTCGGTGAAATTGCTAACTTCGGTGACTCTGTCCGTATTCTGAAAGAGCCTGAAATTGTGGTCAATGCCTACCGTCGTGGTACGCAGATCACCCCTCAGGACCTAACTGATACTGACTTCATTCTGACTGTTGATCAGGCGAACTATTTTGCCTTCAAACTGGATGACATCGAAATTCAGCAGGCCCATGTAAACTGGATGGAACTCGCTACTAACCGTGCCGCCTATAAGATGGCCGACCAGTACGACCTTAACGTCCTAGCTTATGCTTCGGGTTATACCTATAGTGCAACTACCGGTCTTTGGACTGTCAACAGCACTGCTTCGGGTACGAATGCTAACACGCTTGCCGGTACTGACGAACTACTCGCTGCCAACAAACTAACCCGCGCCAGCTTTATTTCTGGTGGTGGTGCTACGACTTCGGTCGCGATTGGTACTGCTGGTACGTTCGACATCACTCCGCTACAGCTACTTAACCGCTTTAACCGCCTACTCGACGTCAATAACGTCGATCCAGATGGTCGTTGGGTTGTAGTTGATCCAGTCTTCAAAGAGCTCCTGCTCGATGAGAATAGCAAGTACGTGAACAACGACTTTGCTACTAATCAGAATGCTGGTGGTCAGCTATACACTAACCGTCTAATCCACACCAATATCCGTGGCTTCCGTGTCTACGAGTCAAACAACCTTCCAAAGGTTGGTACTGGCCCCGGCACTGCTGCTACTTCTGGTTCTACCTCGAACTATGGTGTCATTCTTGCTGGTCAGGACTCGGCTCTTGCCGCTGCACAGCAGATCGACAAGACGGAAAAGTATCGTGATCCTAACTCCTTCGCTGATATCGTCCGTGGTATGAACCTCTACGGTCGTAAAATCCTCCGTCCTGAAGCCCTGCTTCGCGTCTGGTGGAACTCGAACGTCGGCTAATCAGTAACCTAAAGAAAAGGATAAGATCATATGGCTACTATTTCTGCACTACTCGTTGGGGGTACCTCTGGTATCCCCTCCCGCAACGGTGACGCCCGCCAGCCAGTAATGCTGGATGCTAAGATTGACTTTGCTGCGGCTCTAGCGGCCAAGGGTTCTGCCCTTGCTGCTTCAGACGTCATCAAGGCTCTTAACGTCCCAGTTGGTTGTATCGTTCTCGCGGCTGGTGCCTCAATCGTTACCCCTGTTAACTCCACGACTTGCACCATTGGTGTTGGTTACGTAGGTTCTGCTTCGGCTTGGGCCTCTGGTTTTGACATTCAGGGTGGCGCTGCCGGTGCCTACTCAACCGCTGTTGCGGCTTACAACAACTTCGGTGCTACCGCTGGTTCTGTTGACGTCACTCTATCGACTATGACTGGTACCCTCTCGACCGGTGTAATCCGTGTCTGGGCTCTGGTTCTCGATACGACACCTCTCTTCAACAACGTCGGTATTGCTCTAGTTGGTTCGTAAGGAGCCCTTTGGGCTCTGATCGTAAATACTTACGCTTAAAAATCCTAGGGGCCTAAAAACCCCTAGGTACTAATTCTCTCAGAACAGGAAACAAGATGTCTGAATTTACACTTCGTACGAGTAATACTGCGACACAGACTTCTGTCGCCTCGTCTGCTTCTTCTGTCTCGCTTATTGCTGCCAACGCACAGCGTCGCGGCCTAGCTATTCAGAATACTAGTACAGCAATTCTATATATCCTAATTGGTGGTGGCACGGCCACTGCTACGACTGCACACTCAGTCCAAATTCCGTCGAATGGTTATTATGAAATACCCTACGGTTATACTGGTGCTGTTTCTGGTATCTGGGCCTCGGCAAATGGTCAGGCCAACATGACGGAGTTTACCTGACATGTGGACTAATCCCTATACTGGAACTCGAAATTCTCTAAGTGTAGGGACTGGTATCGGGCATGGTCCTCAGGCTCCTACAAACTTTATCTATGACATCGACTTCGTCAATAACGTCGTAGTTGGTGGTTTCCAGACTTATGGCAACAACTCCAATGATGGTCGCTTCTTTCGTGACTCTGGTGTCTCTCAGGCTGCCTTTATCCCTGATGCTACGATGACTGCGGTAGTCTCTACGGCTGCGGCTGGTATGCGCCGCTCTAGTAAAGGTACCCCGGGTTTTCCTAACGTCGGTACTCTTGGTCTTTGGAACCGTGACTTGACGAATGCCGTCTGGATAGCCACTACGATGACAACGGCTAAGACCCAGACCGGTGTAGATGGTACAGCCAATGCTGCTACTCTTCTTACAGCTACTGGTGCTAACGCGACGTTGCTTCAAACGACCACAGCTACCGTAAACACTCGTATCCTAGAAGCTTGGGTCAAGCGGGTTAC